CTACACATCAAGGTAAAACAAGTGGTGGAACATCAGCACAATCTGCTGCATTTGGATCACAAACTGAATATGTAAGAATAGCATCAACTGCTGATATTTATATTTTATTCGGTGCAAACCCAACTGCTGTTGCAACTGCTAATTCATCAACTATTTTTATACCTGCTGACCAACCTGAAATTTTTAAAGTTTCACCTGGTGAGAAAGTAGCTTTTATTGGTACTGCTGAAGTTTCTATTACTGAAATGAGTGCTTAGTGGCTAGACAAAAGTTTGTTCACTTTGTTCCAAGAGATCAACCTAAAAAAAGACCTGGTTGTCATAAAAAATCTCAAAACAAATCAGAGAGCAGACAAAAAAAGCAAACAAGATACAAAGGTCAAGGTAGATGAGAAAAGATATAAGTATTGATGGTTTAAAAAAAGAAACATTTTCTATAGACGAAATGGAAAAGAAAATTGTTTTAAATGAAGAAGTAAATATAGATCCTCATTTACAACATAATAAAAGATTATTTAATTTAAATGATGGATATTCTAAATCCAGAGATTTAAAAAGAGTAGCTTCTATTCCAACTTTAGCTTTATCTGTTTGGGCGAATGAGTATAATGGAGATAGTAATTGGTTCGCACTTCCTAAAGAAGTTCAAACAAAAATATTAAAAACAAAATTAAATAGTAATGAGTTTAAATATTTTAAAACAGCAGAAGGTAAAATATAATGGCACTTGCAACATATTCAGATTTAAAAACATCAATAGCAAACTGGTTAAACAGATCAGATTTAACAACTGAGATTGCAGAAGATTTTATAGTTTTAGCAGAAGCTGATTTTAATTCTAAATTAAGAATTAGAAAAATGAATACCTCAACTTCTATTACAATAGATTCAGAAACAGAATCTGTGCCTACAGATTTTTTACAAGTAAGAGATTTTTTTATAACATCAGGCGGAACTAAGTATGCTTTAAAATATATTACTCCAGCTCAAATGGATCAAATTAGAGGTTCATCTACAACTGGTATGCCTTCAGCATATACTATACTTGGTGATAATTTTAGATTTGCACCAATTCCAGATTCTGCATACACAGGAACATTAAATTATTATGCTAAGTTTGCAGCTTTATCAGATACCAATACTTCTAATTATATATTAGCAAGTCATCCTGCAATTTATTTATATGGTTCATTATATCATGCTGCTAATTTTTTAGGTGGTGTTGATCCTCAAAGACTTCAACAATGGCAAGGAATGTACACAACTGCTTTAGAAAGACTTGAGAGAAACGATAGAGAAGATCAATATGGTAATGCACCTTTACAACAAAGAGGTGATGTAACTGTTGCAGGTTCATTTAATGATGTATCTAAATTTGTAACAAACAATAACCAATAGGAGAATAATGCAAATACCTTTTGGAGAATGGCTACCTGACCAACCAGAATATAATAATCCTGGTGCAAACACAGCTAACAATGTTTATTTCGCAGCATCATCATATAAAAGATTCCCCTCATTAGTAAATTATTCAAGTAACAACATAACTAAAGATAGTAGAGGTGCAGGTTCTTTTAGAGATAATTCTAATACTGTATTTAATTTTGTTGCTAATGAAGAAACTATTTATCAATTATCATCTGGAACATTTACAGAAAGAGGAGCAAGAGGTAAAGTTTTAAGTACAGCTTTTGCGACTTGTACAATTACAGTTTCAGACTATGCAAATATTGGTGCAAGTAAAACTATTACATTAAAAAAAAATGATGGTACAACTGTTGTCTTTACATCTGTTACTGGAACACCTTCTACTAATGAATTTCAAGTACAAACAAACAACGACACTACTGCTACAAATTTAAAAAATACTATTAATGGTCATGCAGATTTTTCAGCAACAGTAACAGATGCAGTTGTTACTGTTACAAGAGCCACAGTTGGAAATAATAATTTAACAAATGTTTCGTCTGATACTGCAAGACTAACTACTACAAATTTTTATGGTGGAACTCCTTTAACTGGAGAAGCTACCGATTACATTACCTTTACCCAATTTGGAAATTATATAGTTGTATCTAATGGTGTAGATGCACCACAATTTTATTTAATGGGAACTTCATCTTCTTTTGCAGACCTTTCAACTATTTCAACATCTGGTACTGTACCAACTTTTAAATGTTCAGGTGTAGTTAGAGATTTTTTTGTAACAGGTAATCATGTTGGTTTTTCAAATAGAATACAATGGTCAGGAATAAATGATTTAACAACTTGGCAACCAGGTACTAAACAATCAGACTTGCAAGACCTACCAGGATCAGGTGGACAAATAACTCATATAACCTCTGGTGAAATTGCTTATGTCTTTAGACAAAATCAAATAATTAGAATGGACTATGTTGGCGGTGCAACAGTATTCCGTCTATCAGTTATATCACCAAACAGAGGAGCTGTTTATGGAAGAACTGTCTGTCAAGATAATCGTAGAGTTTTCTTTTATGCGGATGATGGATTTTATGAATTAAATGGAGATCAAGTAGTTTCTATTGGTGCAGAAAAAGTAAATAGATTTTTTGATTTAGATTTAAACAAAGCATACACAGATAGAATTTGTGCAGCGGTAGATCCTTTTAATCAATTAGCTATGTGGTTATATCCATCTAAAAATGATACATCTAATACTACTGGTATTTGTGATAAAGTAATTATTTATAATTATGCTACTCAAAAATGGAGTACAGCAGATGCTAGTGCTAGTTCTATATTCTCACAATTCGTTGGTGCTTATACTGTAGAATTAATGGATATTATTTCTGAAAACTTAGATAATATTAATATTGCATTAGATACTGATTTTTGGAATGGTGGACAAAGATATTTGGGTGCAATAGATAATAATTATAAAGCAGCTATATTTTCAGGTACTGAAAATGAAGGTACTATAGAAACTAGAGAAATGGAGTTGTTTCCAGGACATAGAAGTAGTATAACCAATGTCAGACCGATTGTGGATGCTACATCTACAGTAACTATCAAAAGTAAAGAACGATTAGCTGATACAGCTACCGAATCTACATCTTCAACAATGGTTACAAGTGGAGATAATCCAGTAAGACAGTCTGGTAGATATTTTAAAATTAAAGTAATAACACCATCTGGATCAGTTTGGACTCATGCTCAAGGTGTTGATATAATTGCTTCAAGAATAGGTTTGAGATGACGGAAAAAACTGATATAGATAATGTTAGATATAGTTTTGAAACTCAAGAGTTTTTTCAAAGACAAATTGAAGAAGCTATCAATACATTAATAAATGATCGTAATAAAGAAAGCGACAAGGCTTTCTCATGGTTTATAGGAGATTAAATGGCAGGTATAAAAGATTACTCAACAACCCAAGCAAATAACACTTCACTAAATGGTATTTCTACGGCAGAAGGAATGCTACCTTCTAATCTAAACAATGCAATCAGAGCATTGATGAAGAACACTAGAGATTTTTACAATGATGCACAATGGGTAGAATATGGTGATGGTTCAGGTTCTTACACAGCAGCTTATGTAAGTGGAACTTCTTTTACAATTAATGGTGCTGATGTAACTTCAGAATATCATGCAGGTAGAAGAATAAAAATTTATTTAGCAACTACAGCTGCATTTAGATATGGAGTAATTGCTAGTTCATCTTTTTCTACAAACACAACTGTCAATGTAACTTTTGATAGTGGATCATTAGCAAATGAAACTTTATCAGTTTATCTTGCAATACTTACAAAAACGAATGACTCTATACCTACAGGAATTTCTGCAACTAAAATTGCAGATGGAACAATTTCAGATACAGAATTTCAATATTTAAATGGTGTATCAAGTGCTATCCAAACTCAATTAGATGCTAAACAAGCAACTATAACAGGATCAGCTACAACAATTGATACAGAATCTTTAACTGCAAACAGAGCTGTTATTTCTAATGGCTCACAAAAGATTGCAGTATCAGATGTAACCGATACTGAATTAGGTTATTTAGATGGGGTTACAAGTGCAGTACAAACTCAAATAGATTCAAAACAAGCTACCATAACTGGTGGTGCATCAACTATAGCATCGTCTGACTTAACCGCTTCAAGAGCATTACAATCAAATGGTTCAGGTAAAGTAGAAGTTAGTGATGTTACAACAACTGAACTAGGATATTTAGATGGAGTATCATCTGCAATTCAAACTCAGTTAGATGCAAAACAAACAAGCGATGCTCAATTAACTGACATTGCTGGACTAACACCAACTGATAGTAATTTTATTGTTGGGGATGGATCAAATTTTGTAACAGAGAGTGGTGCTACTGCTAGAACTTCTTTAGGATTAGGTTCAATTGCAACACAAGCTGCAAACAATGTTTCAATATCTGGTGGAGCTGTAACAGGACTTGGTTCTCCATCTGCTAGTTCAGATGCTGCTACTAAAAATTATGTAGATCAAGCTGTTGCTGGACTAAGAACTAGAACGATAGCCGAATGTGCTTCTACAGCAAATGTAAATTTATCAAATGGTTTAGAAGCTGGTGATAGTATTGATGGTGTTACCCTTGTTGCTGGTGACAGAGTTTTATTAAAAGATCAAACAGATGCTACTGAAAATGGATTATACTTAGCAGTATCAAGTGGTGCTGCATCAAGAGATCCAGAGCATGATAGTATTGCAGAATTATCTGGTGGAATGGTTGTAGTTAATCAAGGTTCAACAAATGATAATAAAATATTTTTATGTACTACTGATAATACTGGATCAGTAGGTTCAACTAATATTACTTATACTGTTATTACTCCATCTAATGTTGGAACAGTAACTTCAGTAGCAGTAGCAGATTCAGGTTCTTCAGAATTTACAGTAGCAAACTCACCAATTACTTCATCAGGTACAATTACACTAGCAGTCAATTCTATTGCTAATACTAAAATTACAGGATTAGGAACAGCTTCCACAAAAACTGTTGGAACTTCTGCAAACAATGTGGTACAACTTGATGGTTCTGCGAAATTACCTGCTGTAGATGGTAGTCAATTAACAAACATAGATGCAGCTTCAGCTGGATTTGCAGTTGCTATGGCAATTGCACTTTAATTAATAAAAGGAAAAAATAATGGCACAAGATTTTGAAAGAGTTTTAAAAACTAGCATAGGCACATCTGCTACAGAAGTTAGAGCAGCAGCTAATAGTGATGACGCAATTATTGGTATGAGATTTGCTAATAAATCAGGTTCAGCTGTAACTGTAGATGCTACTGTTAAAAACTCAAGTACAAGCTATTATTTGATAAAAGATGCACCAATACCAGCTGGAGGTTCTTTAGAACTTATAGATGGTGGTTCAAAAGTAGTTCTACAATCAGGAGATAGTGTTGAAGCATTATCAGATACAGCAAGTGCTGTGGACTGCATTTTATCAGTAGTAGATTCAATTAGTACATAAGGATTATATAAATGGCTTATATTGGTAATATACCAGCAGAAAGTTACGCAAGTTTTGAAACAGAAACATTTACAGTTTCTGCTACAGCTAACTATACTTTATCTCATGCAGTAACCAATGAGAATGAAATTAGATTAGTTATCAATGGAGTAGTTCAACAACCTGGATCTGGTAAAGCATACACAGCTAGTGGTACAACTCTGACACTATCAAGTGCAACAGTATCTGGAGATTCCATGTATGCAGTTTATCTTGGCAGAGCTTTACAAACTGTTAATCCACCAAACGCATCTGTTGGAAACTCACAAACTGCACCTACAATAATTACTGGTCAAACTGCTGAAACTTCTATCGCAACAGATGACACAATATTAATCCATGACACATCAGCTAGTGCATTAAGAAAAATGACTAGAGCAAACTTTGTATCTGGCATTGGTGGAGATAACACTCCAGCTTTTTATGTAACACCTAGTACAGACCAATCTAATATTGCTGATAATACTTTAACTCAAATTACTTTTGGTCAAGAAAATTTTGATACTGATAACGCTTTTGCTTCTAGCACTTTTACAGTTCCAAGTGGAGAAGATGGAAAATATTTTTTTAATGTTACTTTGCATATAGAAACAAATAGTTCTCAGTCATTAAATACTTGTGAAATTTATTTTTATATAAATGATGCACAAAATATTTATACCAATACTCAACAAAATGCACATACACAAGCTGGATTAGTTCATACTGGAGTTTTAGATTTATCTGCTGGAGATACAGTTAAAGTTTATGCAAGAGTAGATGTAAATAATGGAGGAACTTTTAATGTTAATCAAGATAATCCAGCAAATACTTCAAGATGTTGGTGGATAGGATACAAATTAATTACATAGGATAAATTATGGCTTTACATTCGTTACACTCATGCAAAGAACTTCATTCTTTGATTTATCAAAGCAAAGAAAATTTTAAGGAGAATAATTAAATGGCAATAGATAAAATACAATCAGAATCAATTAACCTTGCAGATAACTTTGCATTTACAGGAACTGTAAGTGGTGCTGGTGGAGATAATAAACCTTGTTTTCAAGCCTTTCTTTCTACTGCTCAAACAATAAGTGATAGTACATGGACTAAAATTCAATTTGATGATTTGACTACAGATGGAAGTATTTTTGCATATAACGAAGGTGGTTGTTACAATAATACTGGAAGTACAGCAACTTTAAATGGAATATCTGTACCATCTTATTCTTTTGCACCTAATGTAGCTGGAAAATATAGATTAAATTCTTTTTTTGCACTTGATTCAGTAGACAATAATGGAGACCTTTTTATAGGAGAAATTTTAAAAAATGGAAATACTAGTGGTGGTTTAATGAGATTTTATAGTTTTAAATTTGCTACTGCAAATACAGTTGAAAGAGTAGGTATTTGTATGTCAGCAGTAGTAGACGCTAATGGAACTTCAGATTATTTTAATTGTAGTGGATATGCTAATGTTGGAAGTGACGTTATAAATGTATTTGGAACAAATAATTTCGCAGGTTTTTCAGGAGAAAAAATTATAACATAAAATTAAGGAGGACAAACTATGGCACAACTAAGTACAAAAATAAAATCATACTGCGAAGCTAATGGAGTTTCAAATGTAGATTTTACTAAAGATGTTATGTTGCAAGACGATAGTGATGGCAATGGTGCTTACATTAAGGAGTGGAATTTAGATATTGCACAACCAACAGACGCACAATTATCAGCACAAGAATCAGCAGCTAACAAAGAAGAAGCCAATGCACAAGTTAGATCAACAAGAAGATCAGCTTATGGCGATATTGGTGAACAGCTAGATGAAATTTATAAAGATATAAATTCTTGGAAAGCTAGAATTAAAAGTATAAAAGATAATAACCCAAAAAGTTAAGGAGTAAGAATTGAGTTATATAGGTCGTAAACCC